GTGAAAATCAATGTCTGGCATGGGGATAAACTCCGTATGCAAGACAAAATACCCGTACGGCTCATCCCAGGATGGACCGGAGGGCAGAAGAAGAAAATTCCGTTCACGGAAATTGCTTCTGTCGATACGAAGCTCAGGTTCATATATGAACGGACCTTTTGGGGTCGTGAGCTATCGAAGATTGCCGCATCGGGAGATAAAATCTCCCCGTGGGCAAAGGATCTCCAAAGGAAGCTTTCAGCACTCCTTATGGGGAAACCACATCCGAAGTGGTCTAAAGAAAAGACCGCTCGGATATACCTCGTGGACGAGTTGAGACCAACTCGTGCAAGAGCAGTTAGACTCATTGAATGTTTGAAAACAGTCAATGGTCTATTCCTCCAACGGTTTCTATCGTTTCCGAATGAGGAATGGTCTTGGGGTAAGTTTGACATGCATACCCTAAGATATCTCGACATCTTAATAGATGACGAATTCTACGACGGAGACCTCAGGCCTGAGGTACTCGAAGTAGTAACAAGGTACCAAGAACTTAAACAAGTTCGGAAAACCTTCAAGATGCACGCGTTGTCTTTTAACGACGAGTACATCAAGTCGAAGCAATTTGAGGAACAAATTCCTCATTGGCTCCGTACGTACGTTAAGATCTATAGAAGAGCTATAATGGTACGTGGCGAGGTGTGGAGTATAGCTATACGATCCACCCTTGCGCAAACAAGAGGGATGGGGACACCCCCTCCCCTTGTGATATACCAGGCCAAGAAGAAATTCTTGACTATGGTATCAGAGCCGCAAGAACCCTTATCAAGGGAGCGTGAGGCTCTTATCCGTGTCTCTGTTAGGAAAGCTATCCAGAGAGTACCGGAATATGCGTTCACGGGTCTGACTACGAAGGCCAGAATCGTGATCACGTCCTCTGCCTGCTGGGAACGAACCAGACAGGAAGGAGGAACGATTCAAGCAATAAGTGATCTTATGCTTGAAGCGGAAACCGGTAGACCGGCCTATGTAATAGACCTGATTACCGGAGAGTTCGAGAAACCCTTATTATATAAGGATTCTGAACCTGGAGAATACATCTTCTGGAGGTGTCTAGAAGAGGTATTAAGTCAACCACCCGAGGAAGTATCCAAGGTGTACTTGACAATTGTGAAAGAACCTGCAAAAGCAAGAGTTGTTTCCAAAGGGTTAGTGGCGCTCAAAATGGTTTTGGACGTCGTTAACAAAATAGCATCCTACCCTCTATCGAAGGTAGAATCTAGCAAATCCGGGATGTCAGCAGACGCTCACGGATGGAGGTTCTTCTCAATGTTCTTTGAACACTCAGAAGAAACATTTACTGAACAGGGTGAAGAAATCACCACCGAATCAGAAAACGGGGAATTTATAGAGAAAGAAGTCTC